AAATAATAGACTAGCTCAATTAGATGCGTTAGATAAAGAAGCAGAACAAAATTATGCTGATTTACAAAAACAAGAAGCAGACCTAGTAGAGACTTTAAAACAGAAATATGGTGCAGGAACTGTTGATGTTGATAGCGGAGAATTCGTTCCAACAAAATAACAGGTTTGAAATCAATTTCGTATATTTATTATAAAATTAAACAGGAGTAAACGAATGGCAGAAAAAATAGTTAGCCCGGGTGTATTTACCAAAGAAGTAGATCAATCCTTTTTACCAGCTGGAATAGCAGCGATTGGTGGAGCAGTAGTAGGACCAACTGTGAAAGGACCAGCCGGGATTCCAACTGTAGTATCAAGTTATTCTGAATATCAACAAATATTTGGAGATACATTTACAAGTGGATCAGGAACATCAGAACAATCTTATGCGTATTTAACATCATATACAGCTAAGGAATATTTAAAGCATGCAGATACATTAACAGTTGTTAGAATATTAGCAGGAGGATATAGTCCAGCTACAGCAGTTATATCATCATCAACAACAGTTGGTAATACATTTTCATCAGGATCAGTAACATTCTCTCATGTACCATCAGGATCAGTACATGCATCAGATACACCAGATGAGGTAACAATAGGCGGTGTAGATTTTACATTCGTATCTGAATCAGCAGGTTATTCAAATTCATCAACTCAAATATTTGTTGAATTTCCTAAAGCAGGTGGAGAAACTACAATAACAACTGTTGCAGAAAATTTAGTATCTGCAATTAATGCTTCTGATTTAGCTTTATCAGCAACTAATGCTGCAGGATTGGTTAGAATATCAGGTTCGACAGCAGGAGCAACTTTATTTACAGTTGCAACAGGATCAGGAGGCACTACTACAGCAACGACACCAAACTTTGCTCAGATTGTAAATGGTGAAGGAGGTACTAATTCAACTACATCAGCTAATTGCTTTACTTTAACAAGTATTAATGATGGAGCTATTTTGAATAGTAATGGTCCAACTGGTACAAATGGAATATTTGCATCAGGATCAAAAGATAATTTCAAATTTGAAGTTACTTCAAGAAATACTACAAAAGGTACATTTAACTTATTAATTAGAAGAGGTGATGATACTGATAAAAGAAAATCAATTATAGAACAATATAATAATTTAACATTAGATCCTAATTCAAATAATTATATTTCAAAGGTAATTGGTGACCAGAACGTAACGTTAAGAGATTCAGGTGGTACAGATCCATTCTTACAAATGTCTGGTTCATTTATTAATAAATCTAGATATGTAAGAGTTACTGCTCATGTATCAACTTATAATTATTTAGATGCAAATGGAAATATTAGAGATGCAAATCTATCAGGAAGTTTACCTCAAATAAGTTCAGGTTCATTCCAAGGTGGTTCAGATGGAACAGTTAAACATCCAAGAAAATTCTATGATGAAATTAGTAATACTAATATGCAAGGATTTAATTTAGGTGTAGCAGCTGAAGGATTAACTTCATATGAAGATGCAATTAATATATTATCTAATCAAGATGAATATGATATTAATTTATTAATGTTACCTGGATTAGTTGATAACCAATCAAATGCAGCCGCAGTAATTACTAAGGCAATTGATATGTGTGAAGATAGAGGAGATTGCTTCTCAATTATAGATCCTGTTGCATATGGATCATCATTAACGCAAGCAACATCGCAAGCAGAAGGTAGAGATTCTAATTATGCTGCAATGTATTGGCCATGGGTACAAGTACCTGATAATGATTTAGGTAAAAATGTATGGGTTCCACCATCTGTAGTAATGCCAGGAGTATATGCATTTAACGACAGAGTAGCAGCTGAATGGTTTGCGCCTGCAGGTTTGAATAGAGGTGGAATTGATATGGCAGTGATGGCAGAAAGAAAATTAACTCATACTAATAGAGATACATTATACTTATCAAATGTTAATCCAATTGCAACTTTTCCTAATACAGGAATATGTGCTTGGGGACAAAAAACATTACAGAAAAAGGCTAGTGCATTAGATAGAGTAAATGTTCGAAGATTGCTTATTGCAGCTAAGAAATTTATTGCTTCTGCAACTAAGTTTTTAGTATTTGAACAAAATACTGCAGCAACTAGATTAAGATTTTTAAATATAGTTAACCCATATTTAGAATCAGTACAACAAAGACAAGGTCTTTACGCCTTTAAGGTAGTAATGGACGAAACTAATAATACACCAGATGTAATAGATAGAAACCAAATGGTAGGTCAGTTATTCTTACAACCAACTAAGACGGCTGAATTTATCATAATTGATTTCAATATATTACCAACTGGTGCAGCATTTCCGGAATAGAAGATAGGACTTTTACAAGAAATGTATATTTATATTAAATAGATAGGAGATAAGAAATGGCTGAATTGCTAGACCCAACCGAAGTGATGTTTACCGCATTTGAACCAAAAGTAGCTAATAGGTTTATAATGTATGTTGAAGGAATTCCTTCATACTTAATAAAAGCTGCATCAAGACCTTCTTTAGATCAAGGTGAAATGATTTTAGATCATATTAACGTTGAACGAAAGTTAAAAGGAAAAACTAGATGGCAGGATGTAACAATTACATTATATGACCCAGTAGTACCATCAGGAGCTCAGGCTGTTATGGAATGGGTAAGATTACACCATGAATCTGTAACAGGACGAGATGGATATAGTGACTTTTATAAGAAAGATTTAGTATTTAATACTTTAGGACCAGTAGGTGATAAAGTTGAAGAATGGACTCTTAAAGGAGCTTTCATATCAGCAGCAACGTTTGGTGATATGGATTGGGCAACTGAAGATCCAGTTAACATTGAATTGACTATCAAATATGATTATGCAATCCTTCAATTCTAAATCAAATTAGTAAAACTTAAGAAATCCTACCTATACGGTGGGATTTTTTTTGTTCTTACATATTTATATTAAAGTGTTATAAATTAAAAAGGGAAATGTTATGCCAAAGGTAAACAATGAGTATCCAGGAACTAAACCACCTACCGACGACGAAATCAAAAAAAGAGCTATTGATAATTACAATGCTCCAACTGTAGCAGGTAATACTGCAAGTAAAGCAAAGAGTAAATTTCCAACCGAAATTATAGATTTGCCATCAAAAGGATTATTATATCCAGAAGACAATCCATTATCTCAAGGACAAATTGAAATGAAGTATATGACTGCTAAAGAAGAAGATATTTTAACTTCTCAGACATATATTAAAAAGGGGATTGTTTTAGATAAATTATTTAGAGCTTTAATTATAGGTAATGGTGATGGTGTAAAAATAAATTACAATGATCTTATAATGGGTGATAAGAATGCTATTATGATTGCTGCAAGAGTATTAGGATATGGTAAAGATTATGAAGCAACAATTAATACACCATCAGGTGGAAAATATACTGAAACTATCGATTTAACTACATTTATGGATAAAGAATTTGATGAGGACTTGATAACGCCAAATCAAAATGAATTTGAATTTGAATTGCCTACATCTAAAAGAATTGTAAAGTTCAAGATTCTTAATAATAGAGATCAGCAAAACATAGATGCAGAGTTAAAAGGTCTTAAAAAGATAAATAAAGGTGGCTTAGATTCATCTTTATCAACAAGGTTAATGCATGCAATTACTGCAGTAGATGGTGATGATTCTAGTTCAGCAGTTAGAAATTTTGTAAATACAGAGTTCCTTGCAAGAGATTCAAGAGCATTTAGAGAACATTTAGCAAAAGTTCAACCAGATGTTAATATGAAGATATCATGTTGGGATGACGAAACAGATGAACCATTTGAGGTAGACTTACCCATTAATGTCAACTTTTTTTGGCCTGGGGTCTAACTATAGACCCATTTTGCATGGTGAGATATTTGATCTCATATATTATGGTAAAGGTGGATTTACTTTCTCAGATGTGTACGATTTTCCTGTATGGTTGCGTAGATTTTATATCAAGTCAATTGAAAAGGCGTTAAAGGCCGAAGCTGAAGCAAACAAAAAATCTAATAAGGCACAATCCAAAGGAATATCAAGACCTAACATCGGAAAACGATAGGATATTTACGCTTACTACATATTTATATAAAAGATAGTAAAGGGATATTATGTCAAAAAAATCAAACAAATTAGAGCAGGACCAGGAGAATCAGATTAATAATCTTAGCGAAGGTTTTATGTCTAGGCTTATGCGTAAAATTTTAACTAAACGATTTGCAAAAGCTGTTAAAATAGCATATAAAGACCC